TAAAATGTCGTTGCCGTCTGATGAAGAAACTTTGTATGAACCATAACCAGGTCCTTGTAAGTTTGGTCCTTGTGAAACTGTTTGTGTGCTTGGATTGTTCCATGCAATAGATTCATCATAAATTATTGCCACATCATTAAGTGTTCCTCTATCAATCTCTATTCCTGCTTGATAATTTTTAACTGCATTTATTCCTGGACTTGTTTCTCCAGAATTCAAAGTAATAATATTGTCTGTGATAGTGGTAACAGTAGACTCAACTGTTGTAGTTGTTCCTTCTATTGTTAAATTACCTTTTACTAAAGTTTCTGTGGCATCTAACTCGATTTTATTCGAGGCATCTGCTACTTTAATTTTGTAATCACCTTTTTCTAAATAAACTGTTTTTGCCATAGTTTTTTATAATTTAGGGAGTGTTGCCACTCCCTAAACTGTATTTTATATTATGCGTCTGCTGTGAAGTCGTCGTCATCTGCGTTAGCAACGTCGTCATCACCTGCTTCTTCAACTTTAACTGAACCAGTCGCCGCCGCGGCAAATCCCCATGCTTGTTTCAAGCCGTCTAGAGCATTTGTACCTGTGGCACTTGGTTTAGCAAGTGTTAGAGTACGTCCTGAAATTTTACTTACACCGTAAGTTTCTGCATCAGAACCTTGTACTGATATTGACATTTCGCCTGCACTTAAAGCCGCTGGTAATACACCAGTCTTTAATACACACGTAAATTCAGTATCTGTGGCACCAGTTTCAGCAACTACGAATTTTTTAGATCCTTTTTGTCTGACAATAGTACCTTCTACAACTGCTCCACCATTGTGAAAGTTTACTTTTATTTCATTTGCACCGGCAGTTGCACCGCCAGCCGCTGTTGTGAACAGTCTTTTGTTAAGTGGTCTTCCCATTTTTTTTCTCCTATAAAGTAGTCCTATCCGGGTTCTATCCGGTACGCAGTGGGTTTATTACTGCATAAGTCTTTGACATAGGTCAAAGTACGTTTGAACTAAAGGTATTTATCGTTTGCTGAGTGATGCTATCAGTTCAACTTTTGAGAACTTTTTTGCTAGGTTTATGGCTTCTATTAGCACAGAATTGGCTTCTTCTAGGTATCTATCTTTTTTAGTTCTACGGTAATCTATTAAAATAGTGGTGTATTCATCATACATTTTGTTCATTGTGTTTTCTAATTTTTTAATATCGTTGATGAATATTCCATGATTGTTTTTCCATACTTGTATTCTATCCATATATTCTCGAAATTCTAATAATATTTTTTCGTGTTCCATATTAAATTTTACCAATTATGTCTCTTGCTCCGTATGTTACTAAAAATTTAGCACCTGCTTTGCGATACACTTTAGCAATTTCTATTTGATGCTCTATCGTGGGCAATCCTTTGTATTCATCACTCACTTGATACAATCCTACTGGATTATATGTGCTGATGGATATCATGCTTAATTCATTCAAACTGTGTTGTGCTGGTTTAAGTAGGATATAATCTGCTTTTTGTGTTTTAAATTTATTTGCTGTGGCAGTCATTCCTGAATCACCGTTGATAGGCAATTGATATGTTCTTTCAGTGGTTGGGGTACTGTCTGCAAGATCTCTGAATGAACTGTAAAACACACTTCGATATTTCACATATGCCATCACTTCACAGTTGGTTTCTGCTTTTAAATTTTGCACTGTATTATCTCCCATGTCTGATGGAGCCAATATGTCTGCACCTGCTGATTCTAATTTCTTACCCAAATCAATCAACAATGCTTCACTAGTGTCTGGTTTATCCATCACTCTACAATGTCCATCTGGCAAAGTAGAACACAAACATACATCTACAATTAATTGTATTTTAGGAAATTTTGTTTTTATTTGATTTACAATTCTTTGATTAAAACTCCAATCAGGAGTCCAAGTTTTATATTGTGGTGTGATAAACAACAAGAAACTGTCAACACCTTTGTCTACATCTTGTTGTATCTGATCGTTAATTAAGATTTCGGAAAAACTACTATTGTGGACGCCTAATCCAGCCGTTTCTGTTCTGCCTTTTTCGTTGACAAACAATGGCTGGATTAAGTCCATCTGATTACTTCTCTTCTTTTTTAGGAAGTGCCGCACACTGTTCTTCGTCTGCTGGCAGACCAGTGTTTTTATCATAGATCCAAACATACGAATAAGTGATGTTGTCATCAGTCATTGAACATTTTTTTCCAAATGATACTCTTGGTTCTTTAATAGAACAAGCCGACACTGTGAAGAAAGTTAATATTAATATTGCAATACTTTTCATTGTAGTCCTTGTTAGTGTTTCCTCAATAATTATACAACATTTTGGTATAAAAGTCAAGTCCTGAACAAAAAGTCAATAAAAAAGGGGGCCGAAGCCCCCTTTAATATGTAAGTGTTTACTGTTGATTATGCAAACGAAATGTTTGACATAGTAACTTCACCAACGTAGTCCCCAGCATTACCAAGTGATGATGCTGTGTTGTTTAACTCTACATAACCATATCTAGTCATGAAAGAAACAACTGGTTCAAAAGTTGATGGGTCAAGCACAACACCGCTAGACATTAACGGAATGTATGGGCAATAGAACGCCGCCGCATCTGCTTCAGATGAGCCTTTGTATCCTACCAATACAGACGAATCGTCTGCCGCATATGTGTCAACATATACTTTCATTGCACTGTTTAAAGTTCCAACCATCTTTTGGTTAGTTGGTGCTTCAAAAGAACCTTCAGTTGTTCTTGCGAACGCTGAAGTTGTTGCAGATTGAAGTACAGTTAAAGCCTGTGGTGATACCACAGCCCAGTTTCCTGCGCCTCTTCTTGTTCTTTGTGCAATTTTGTTTGCTACTCTGTTGATTAAAACAGCCAACGCCGCGTGTTCATCGCCTACGAAAGTCGCAGTTCCTGAAACAGCCGCTTGGTTGAAAGTTTCTTCATCAGCCGCTAATGATCTTAATGAGTTGATTACTTCTTGGTCGATTTCAGCAGTAATTTCTTGTGCTAATGCCGCCATGATTTCAGCCTCTACATCAATACCTTGTTGCGCCTGAGCATCTTGAGCAGATTCAAATGTCCATCTTGCTTGTAACTTTCTGCTTTTTGCTTCAACAGTTTGTTTCAAGATTTGGATTGACATCGCTCTACCACCAGTACCCTCTTTCGATGCTGTTGCATCTCCTTTAGAGTCTGTTGTGTTACCTGAATAGGCTTGACCAATTTTAAATGGTGATAAAGCCTCATCGCCCGCTGTAACATCATCGCTGTTGATAGTCGCGTTTTGTGTTTCTGCATATCTTACTCTTAACGTGTGGATTTGACCAACTGGGCCAGTCATCGGTTGTACTCCAACCAATTCATTAGCAATCACAGTAGGCATAACCCGTCTGATCACCGGTAGGATCACTCTGTTTAAAGTTGCAACGTTACCGGCAGATGTAGCACCTGCTGTTGCTGACTCTGAAAGATACTGTTTAGTATTTTCTAAAGTAGCCGCCATAACTGCTTTTTTATTTCCAGTTAGACCTTCTAATAACGCACTCTTTGTGTCCTGCCAGCGAGTTTCTGTTAGTTCTGACATTGTTATTTTCTCCTTTTGTTTTAGATTCCAGCAAGTCTTCTAATATCAACGATGTTGCTATTGAATTGACTGCCGTTTACAATGTTAATTTGTTTATCGCCTGTTACTTCTGTGCCTTCATTTATTGCCTGTTTTTTCGCTGGAGTCCTACCGTTTAGAACAGCCGGTATGTACTTTTCGAATTGCTTTCGTAAAGCACCCGTCTGCACACTCTCCAGTAGATTGTTCATTATTTCTTTTTGTTCTGCATTCAATGGTTGTACTAACTCATTGATTACGTCACTTCTCTCTGCCGCTTCTTTAATTGTAGCAATTTCTTTTTCTTTTGCTTCAATTACTTTTTGTTTCTCGTCGACAGTCTTCTTCGCTTCTTCCGCCTGTAGTTTCGCTACGTCCACTACTTTAAGAAGTTTTGCTGTTTCACCTTTTTCGTTCAAGAATGATTGTGAATATTCTTGTTGATAAGATTCAAACAGTCTGCGACCAAAGTCGTTTTTGCGAGCCGCTTCAATGTCTTCTTTTAATGAACTAATCTCTTGTTTAAGAGTTTTGCCCACTACTTCTGACACTTTCTCAGCACCTTTTTTCACAAAGTTACTTCTAACTTTTTCAAAATGTGCTTTTGCTTCTCTGATAAGACGTACTTTTGTTTCAGCAACGTCTTGTTTGTCTTTTTGAAATTCTGCAATTTCTTTAGACAGAGCTTCTACCACGAAGTCCTCAAGTTTAACAAAATTTTCTGCCATAACTTTTTGGTCTGAGTGTAGTTCAGCAACTTCGCCTTTAAGTTGATCAAAAACAAATGCTTTTAACTTTTCAGTGTGTTCACCGATTTGAGTAGCATACTTAACTTTTTCTTCTGCAAGTTGCTTCTTGTCTTCTGCGAACTCTGCCATTTCTGCTTCGATTCTTTCAGATACCATTTTATCAACAGCGTCTGTCAAACTTGCTTTGTCGTGTTCATACTTCTCTGCAAATTCTTTACGAAGATCAGCAGTGGCAGAAAGTTTGTTTTCTTCAACCTTCTGGGTCCATGCGGATTCTATTTCTGCTCTGATCTCTTCCGAAATTCCGTTCGTTTCAAAAAGTGATTTCAGTGCTTCTAACATTCTTTATCTCCTATTTAGATTGGAGTTTTCCAATTATGTTTATTAGTTGTTCTTTTAGATATTTTTGTGCCTGTGTGTCCCTTGCTGAGTTAAATGCTTTTAAACCACCCTTTGTATTCATTAGATGTTCGTATATTGGCTCAGGATATGCTCCTGGCGCCGATGGTTGTGCAACGATATCTACTGTGATGATTTCAAAATCTGATACTTGTCCGGATCCGTCTTCTTTAACATTACCCGAACCCCTGGATGAAACACCAAGTTTAACTCCGCTTTCCAGCATTGTTTTAACAAGTTGTCCCATCGGGGTTGGTAAAATTTTCATTTTTCCGTATCCGTTCGGTCCGTCCATCCACATTTCATTTACCATGTGTGATACACGATCTAGGTTAATATTAAGGCCTTCTGGATGATCAACTTCGCCGAGAACACTGTATCCACCAGTGACTTGATCGTTAAGTGTGCTGACAGCCCTCTGGATTTCGTTAACAGGATACACTCTTTGGTTGGCGTTTTTAACACCTCCCTGAATGCAGATTCCCTTCATGTAAAGGGATTTACCGTTGTGTTCGTCCTTAGTCTCAACGACTATTCCCGCCTGGTCGAAAGTTAGCGTCTCACGTAATGATAACATCCGTTTTCCTTATACTACCTTATTAACTGCCAATAGTTGACTTTGCAGAAGAATCATCTTCTGTGCTAGTCTTGGCCTTTGGTGCCGCAACAGGTTTCGCTTTGCCACCTGGTACATTAATGTTACCTGCGTTTTCTTCTTTTGGAGCAGGTGCTTTACTACCTGTTTCCTCACCACCTTTAGCGATGTTAGAAGCCGTTCCGCCCATATCATTTTTGCCAGCAACTGGTGATTTAGAGTTATCTGAACCATCTGTATGCGTTACGCCTACTTTGTTCACATATTCTCTAATTTCTTCACTTGCTGTTTTAGGTTCTGCTGTTTCTACTGCTGGTTGTTCACCAAGTTCAGGAGCAACTTCTACAGTTTCTCCCTCTGCTGATTGATCTACAACGGCTTCGTCTTCTTTTTCTTCACCGTTATCTTCAGCGTCGTCGCCTTCAGCGTCGTCGCCTTTGTCCTCATCGCCCATCATTTTTTCAAATTCGGCTTTAAGGTCATCAATAGCATCTTCTAGGTCAACTACTCTGTCTTCGATTTCTTCTTCACCTTTTTCAGAGTCGTCGCCGTTGTCCATGTCACCTGCTGGTGCTTCGATGTCAGCAACCATATCGTCTGTTGCGTCTCCACCTACTTCAACTGCTGGTGCTACTTCTTGATTTTCTATATCTAATAAAGACTCATCTGTTGCTTCTTCATCTTTTGACTCTTCTTCTTTAGTTTCTTCTTCTTTTGAAGTTTCGTCTTTTGATGCTTCTTCAACTGCTTCGTCTTCTTTTGACTCTTCTGAAGTTTTTTCTTCAACTTTTTCGTCTTCTTTTGCTTCTTTAGACGCTTCTGTTGTTTCTTCTTCTTTTGAGTCTTCTTTTGAAGTTTCTTCTACTTCGATATCTTTGATATCATTTTCTAAAAGACCTTCATAGATTGATCTTGATTTTTCCACAACGATATCATGGAAAATTTCTTCTGCCGCTGTTCTATCGTCAGCGACTAATTTTTCAAGCATTTGCTCGAATTTACTTTTATCTGACATTGTTTTTCTCCTATTAACTGTTTATGATAAGACTGTCATGTATTATTTAACCGATAGGTGAAAAAACAGGTAGATAATGGGTCGATACTGACCCGTTTGACGCAGATTCTATAAATGATAGCGTCTTTTGAACTCTTGTACAGTGATTTCACTGTAATTCGTAAACTTCTTAAGGTCTTTAGCCTCAAAAACATCAGTACCTTCCGGTACTATTCGTATATATCTCTTTAGTGGATTCTTCTGTAGGATAATGCTTGTTTGCCGGTTCCAATTGCCGTGATAGGTGGCAGTGTCTGAATTCTTTTTGTAGTTGGGTGTATCGCCGTATATGTTGTTCAGTTTGCCCTCAGTGGTGCCTGTGAAGTCAAAACCCAACAAATATATCAATTGATGCATATTTTTTGATGCTAACCACAGTGCTGTGGGTCCTGATGACCATCCTAGGCTGGGTTCGAAGAAGTTTAACCCTTTGTACTTTTTATATGCTCTGTTTGGATTGGTCCATACTGGCATATTGAACTGAGCACCTGCTAGACAGATCTCATTGATCATCTTGGCATCCACTGCCACTAGGTAATTGGGTGTGTAAGTTCTGTAAACAGCATTGCAGGCATACACTTTGCCAAACTGTTGTAAGGGTTCTAGGGGAACTGGTTTGCGACTGAGACCATTGCCTAATACAAAAGCAATAGACATTTATTACATTTCCGGTTGGTTAGCGGCGCCGTACATCTGTCTCACAAAGTCCAACTCTTTTTGTTGTTCGTCTTTGTGAAATTCACCGGCTTTTCTTGCTTTGTTGATCTGTTTCAATGACAGTCTAGTTTTACGTGTGTCGTCTAAAGACATAATAGACTGATCAGCAGTGGCATCGTATTGCTTCTGCTCACCTGGCTCTGTTGTTATTTGATCGTAATAAAAAAGTTCACGTAATATCATAAAATTATTTATACTTACTGGCCCGGAGTTGGCGTTCCGCCACCTGTGCCACCTGTATCTCCTGCTGGAGTTGGAGTGCCTGTGTTGTCTGCAGGATCACCTGGTTCTTCTGCTGGTTCCGCCGCATCTAAATCTGCTTGAATACCTGCTGTGCTAACTCCTGCACTTCTCAATTCAGTTGCTGAAGTGGTTGGTTTAGTTTGCATAGAGTCATCATTTTCTTCTCTCCACATTCTTTCGTTTTCTGCCATCTCTTCTGGAGTTAATCCTAAGAATCTAGACAGAGCATAACGTTTGCTAACAAATGGCACTGTTGCTATTTGTGTGTATGTGGAAATTCTGTTGTTGTCTACTTCTGCTTGTCTGTAAGAAGCAAAGTTCATTGGTGGTTGAAACTTGATATCAAACATTGCTGTGTCAATGTTCACACCTTTTTCTAAAAGGTAACGTTTGAACTCTTGATTAAATTCATCTGATACTAAATTTTGTAGTCTTTCACAGTATTTGTTGAACCTTAGTTCTTGAATGTATGCTGTTCCTACTCTGCCATCATTGAAACTGCTTTGCGAATCGTCTGCACCTGTTGGCAAATATGAACTTGGTATTCTTAAACCTCTTAATAATTTGTTTGTAAAGTATTTTAGGTCATCAATCTCACCAAGGTTAGTACCGCCTGGTAATGTTTCTACTTTAGAACCTCTTCCTTCTGCTGTTTGTGGGAAGAAATAGTCCTCGTTGATTGAAAGTGGATTATAAGAACTGTCTACTACGTTTGTTCCACCACCTGTTGATGAAGGAATACGTCTTTGATGAATTTCTGTTTTAACTCTTTCCACAAATTGCATTGCCAAGTGACTTGGCATATTACCTACGTCAATGTAAAACACTCTTCTTTCAGGTGCTCTTTGTACTCTGTAGATTATAATTGCGTCTTCCAGTAATTCTTTTTGTTTGTAAACTTTAAAAATGCTTTCCAACAGTGAATTACCAAACGGAAAGTTGTTGTCCAGTCCTTCACTTAAACTTAAATGTACCATGTGGTCGGCATCAACAGCAATTTCTCTTTGTCCTGTGCCAAATCTTGTTCCTGGTGCTGATGTATTGTCCACTCCAGTCATTCCTCTTACTCCGCCAGTCAAATATCCTGATCCACCGCCAGTAACATTGCCTGTTGTTTGATAAGGTGTAGTTGCTACAAGACTTTTAAAGTTAAAATTGATATCTTTTATAACATATTGCTCAGGAGTTTTACCTGTGCTTTCATTTACAATTATTTTTGTTACTTTTGCTGGATCAACGTGAAACATTTTCTTTGTTTCCGGATCTCTAATAAAGAATGCATCACCATACTTGAATACGTTACGCATAATCTTAAACACACGTTTAGAAAAGTCGTTCATTTTGCACCATTGGTGCAGGTATTGTTCTATGATTTGTATTTCTGTATTAGTTGCTTTCTGATTGTATTCAAATTTGAAT